TGAAAATATAAATATAAATAAAAATATAATTAAAAATAAAGATAGAGATAAAGGGGTTATAGGGGAAGAAGAGGAAGAGACAAAAATCTTAGACATGTGGGAGACACAATTTAATGACTTTTATAGCCTATATCCTAAAAAGGTAAAAAAGCAAGATGTGAAGAAATGGTTTCAAAAAAATAAACCATCGAATGAATTGTTTAGTTCTATGTTATATAGTTTGGAACAATTTAGGGCCAGTAAAGAATGGCAAAAAGATGGTGGACAATTTATTCCATATCCTTCTACCTGGTTAAATCAAAAAAGGTGGGAAGACGAAGGTATAGAACAAATGAGACCAATGTCAGCACTACAGAGAGCTTTCGAAGAAGGGAGATAAAATGACAAGACAAGAAACAGTAGTAATATTAACTCTGCTTGCTGGAAACTATGAGAGTTTTGCTAAAAGAACCGAAACAGATGAACAAGTAAAAATAATGGTAGATACATGGCAAGAGTGTTTAGGGGATTTAGATTATAACTTAGTTTTACAAGCAGTAAAGAAAACGATAATTGAAAGCCCATATCCTCCTACAATTCATGAAATTAGGAAAAATGCAGTAGAAATGATAAATCCAAGCACATCAAGAACAGCTATTGAAGCATGGAACGAAGCATATAAAATGATTTGTTCTGGCTCATATATGACACAAGAGCAGTTTGATATGGCAAGTCCAGAGGTCAAAAGATTTTTCGGAGATGTTAGGCAAGTAAAAGAACTAGCGCAAACAGATATAGCAACAGTAAATAGTGTAACAAAGGGGCAATTCTTAAAACAATATGAGGTTATAGTAAATAGAGAAAAAGAGCAAAAACTATTACCACAACAAATGCAAAATTTTATAGAACAAATTGCGGATAAAATAAGTGTAAAACAGATAGGAGTGTGATTAACAAATGATTACAGCAGAAACAAGACAAATGAGTTTTAATGACATACAAAATAAAGCAAAAATAAGATATATACAAATTTTAAATAGATTGGAGAAACCTAAAACAGCAAAGGAATTAGCAGTAGAACTATTTGATTTAGGTTTTACAAATACAACAGAGAGGAATTATACAGCACCAAGATTAACAGAATTAGAGAAAATGGGATATGTAAAAACAATAGGTAAAAAGAAATGCGATTATACAGGTAAGACAGTAGCAGTATATGAGAGAACACAGTCAGGATTTGAGGCATTGAATTACGAACATATTCCAAGAATAGATTAGGAGGTAGTTGTGATAATAGTAAGTCAAGATAGAGAAGATATTATAAATTTTGATAATGTGAAAATGATAAACAGGGAAGAAAATAGAATTTCAGTTGATGCTAATTTTGGTAGAGGCGATTTCTATTGTATAGCAGAGTATGATACAGAAGAAAGAGCAGAAGAAGTATTGAGAGATATTGCACATTGGTATGAGATAGATGCTAAAGTGTATAGAATGCCAGAAGAATAAATAAAGAAAATTTAGGAGGTTGAAATGGATGATAGACAAATAATTGATTTATGGAAAAGAGGGTTAACAGTACAACAGGTCTCTAAGCAATACATAAAAACTAAAAAGAACGAAGGGACAAAGATTACTATTTTAGAGGCACAAAAATATGTTGAACCAATAATTTTTAAATATCAGACGAGTTTGATGAAAGGATAGAACGGAGGCAAAAGATGAACAAGTACAAAAATAGAAAGATAGTAGTAGACAATATAAAGTTTGATAGTAATCTAGAAGCAACAAGATATAAAGAATTAAAGCTGTTATTGAGAGCTGGAGAAATAAGCAACTTAGAATTACAACCACGATTTCTGTTACAAGATAGTTTTAAGAAAAACGGAAGAACATTTAGAAAAATAGAATATGTTGCGGATTTTAAGTACATAGAAAATGGTAAAACAATAGTTGAAGATGTAAAAGGAATACAAACAGATGTGTTTAAATTAAAATATAAAATATTTGAAAAAGTTTATCCAGATTTAACATTAAAAATAATTAAGTAAAGAGTTAGGAGAAATTAAAATGAATTTTGAAGATATAAAGAATATGAGCAAAAAGGAGTTTGAGCAATTTATGTTTAATGTACAAAGTTCAAATAAGAAATTTTGTGTAAGGTGTGGAAACTTTACTTTAAACAGAATAACTATATCGGTTGCAAAAGATGGTAAATCGCCAAGAAAACTTTGCAATATGTGTAAGGATTGTTATGCAGATATGCTTGACTATTTAGGAATAAACGATATTGAAGAATAGGAGGTTTATATGGAAGATAAAATTGAAGTTGGAGAGTATGTGAGAATTAACAATGATTTTAGGTTAATAGCTTTAGGAATAGGAAAAGTAATAGGAATAAATGAAGATAGTATACATGTAAAAATGAATTTTGAATTACCTTTTTCATTTAAAAAGGAAAATATAGCAAACCATAGCAAACACTTAATAGACTTAATACAAGTTGGGGACTATGTAAATGGAGAATTAATAACAGATAAATGGGATACAAGAATATCAAGTATTAGAAGTAATTTTAGTGAAGAAGACATAAAAACAATACTAACACATGAACAGTTTGAGACTAATTGTTATGAAATAAAGGAGGAAGAATGATGGATAATGAAAAATTTGGAATATGGGGAAGAACTAATCTAGGCGAAATTTTTAGATTTGCTTGGATAGAAGATAGTTCTGGTGTTGTTTATGATAGAAAAATTATGCTATTTGATAATAACAACCTTCCGTCAGTATGTTATCTTAGACCTAAAGAACATATAATAAAACACAGTAAAAAACTAATAGACTTAATAGAAGATAAAGATATAGTTGAAATAGAATTATCAGGAGAATTTGTAGAAAAAAAAGATAAAAAGAAACTTATACAAATAGGAGATATTTACACAAAAGAAACATTACAAAAAGATATTGATAATGGAATTATAACAAGAATTTTAACAATATTATCTTATAATCAATATATAGCTAATTGCTATAAAGTAGGAGGAGAAGATGAATAAAGGAACAACTAGGCATCCAAAATATTTTTGTGATAAATGTGGAGTAGAAATAAGATATACATACAAAAAAGGATTTGTAGGACTATATACATATGCAAGTAGAGAAAAAAACTCAATATTTAAAAAGAAATTTGACTTATGTACTAATTGCGAAAAGAAACTTAGAATCTGGTTAAAAGAAAAAGAAATACCAACAATAGAGGAGATATTAAGTAAGTTTCCTGTATATGTGGAAGTAGGAGGAGAAGATGAGCGTTAAAGGAAAAGTAAAAAGATTAATTAAAGAACTTATAAAATTAAGAGATGATTTAGAAACAGAAAGATTCTCAAATAGAAGATTAAGACAAAAATTAGATAAACAAACCGAAATTAGTGTTTATACTAGGCAATTAGAAAATATAGTAAAGTTTGCAATAACCAATCATATAGGAAATTTAAGAGGTGGAATGCAAATAGAAAGATACGGAATAGATAAAATGCAAGATTTAAGACTAAGTATAGATTATCAACCAGAATTTAACAGTTACATAATTAAAGTTAATTATTAGGAGGAGAATGAAAATGGCAATAAAAAATTACACAACAACAATAAACGTAAACAAGACAATAGGCGAAATACAAGAGCTTTTAAGTAAACACGGAGCTACAGCGATTATGACAGAATACAATAATGGGAATGTGACAGGATTAAGTTTTAAAATTATGACTCCTAGAGGAGAACTAGGCATAAGACTACCTTCAAATACAGACAGAGTATTACAAGTTTTAAAGAATCAAAGAAAAAACAACAATCAAGTCAAAGATACTTTTGAACAAGCGAATAAAGTAGCGTGGCGAATTATAAAAGACTGGGTCGATGCTCAAATGGCAATATTAGAAACTGAAATGGTAGAGATGGAACAAATATTTTTACCATACGTTCTAAACAACAAAGGGAAAACACTTTATCAAGAATTTAAAGAAAATCAATTGATGTTAGGAGGAGAATAGATATGAAAAATTTTTTAAAAATATGTACATTAATAGTAATATTCTTAGGAGCATTATTACGGAATATTTAGGGGATATTTAAATAATCAAGAAATAGAAATAACAATAGCTGATAAATATATAAAAAGAAGTGGAGATAGCGATATTTATTTAATAATAGATACAAATAAAAATGCATATAAGATAACAGATTTATTTTTTAAATTTAAATTTAATTCAACAGATATATATAATAACTTAGAAAAAGGGAAAACATATAAGGTTAAAGTAAGTGGATTTCGAATAAAACTTTTATCTGAATATCCAAATATAAATGAAATATTAGGAGGAGAATAGATATGTATAAATTAAAAGAAGGTATAAGATTAAGACAATTACAAGATTTTGGTTATAAATATGTAGGTAATTACAATAGAGGCGACCAATGGTTAAAAGAAATAGATATAATTGTAGATGGTAAAAACTTAGGTGGAATCTTGATACAAGAATGGGGAGAAATAAGCTTTAGATTTCCATTTATTAAAAATATAAAATATCCTGATATAGAACCTTATATACAAGATTTAATCAAAGCAAATTTGGTGGTAAAGGAGTAAATAAGATATGCCATTTAGTGCAACAAAATTCATAGAAAAACAAATTACTAACACAAGAGGATTATGCAAAAGTTGTAAATTTTATAAAACAGCAAAAATAGTAAATGAAGTAGAAATTTGTACATTAAGTGACAAATTTTTAATTCCAGAATATGAGCCTAATTATACTTGTAGAAATTTTGAGAGGAGTGATACATAGTGAAAGAAAAATTTGATATGATTTTCTACCCTAGTACAATAGAACAATTAAATTTAATCCTAAATGAATTGGCTGAAAATTCAGATTATATAGCAAAGATGGGAAAAATAGAAATTGGATTAGCACATAAAACAGAAAATAGTCAAACGTTTTATATACATAGAGATATTAATTAGGAGGTGTTTTAATGAAAGAAAATAGTATAGAACCTCAATTTACAGAAGAACAAATTGAATACGTAAAAAAAATTCTTAAAGAAGAAGTATCGAAATTAATAGTGGATATGCAAAATAATTACATACCAAAAATATTAGTTGAACGAATGCTAAAAGTTGCAAAAGAGCAAAAATTAAAATGTAATACAATGGTTAACGGACCATTTATAGATGGAGCTATTTTTGCTTTTGAAAAAATACTAGAGGAGATTGATGAATGATTAAAAATAGTATAGAAGAAGATATAAAAATATTAGAAAGTATAATAAAAATAAATAATGATTATTTAAAGGGTGTAGAAAATCAAACAATAAATCAAAAAGAAATAAAAGCACTAGAACATATTTTATTGGATTGTAAAAGAGTTTTAAAAGAGAATGAAATATTAAAGAAAGAAAAAGAGCAAGCTTGGGAAGAGTGGAATAATTTAGAACAGGGAAGTTATGAAACAGAACAAAAATTAAAACAACAACTTAAAAAACTACAAAAAGAGAATGAAGAACTAAATGAAAAAATATTAGACAATGCAGGAATATATCAACTAGGATTTAAAGACGGAGAAAAAAGCTATATTAAAAAAGTAAAAGACAAGATTAGAAAAAATGAAGAAATTATAGATATTAGTAATGACGGAGACTTAATTCATGAATTATTTTTAAAAAATAAAGTTTATGAAGAATTACTAGAAAGCGAGGAATAAATGAACGAAGAAGAATTTGAAGAATTATTTGGAAATACGCCGTTTGAGAACATAAAGAAAATACAACAGTTTCAAAAAGTAAGAGAAATGAGAGATGAATTAGATAGAACTAAAGATGAATATATGAAATGGCAAAAACAAGAACTGGAGCAAAAAAATAAAATAATAGATTTAATGGCAGAAGATATAGATGGCTTCCAGATGGAATGTAATAGATATTTTAAAGATAAAGAAGAAGTAAAACAATATTTTGAGAACAAAGCAAAAGAAATCAAATAAATGGAGGTACATATGACAATTAAGCACGTGCAAGATATAATTAAAAAAGCTATGTATGAGATAGAAACAGTAGACTTTTTTAATAATGAAAAGAGAAGAGAAAATCAGAAAAAACTAAATAAAGCATACAACATATTGGACAAGTTTAATGATGAACTTATTAGAGAACAAATAAAAAACAAACAGAAGGAGGATACAAATGATTATACAACAATGTGATATATGTAAAAGAGAAGCACCTATATTAGATACATTAATATTATATAAAAAGCCAATAGATTATTGTGAAAGATGTAGAAGTAAGGTAGAAAAGCTAAAGCAAGAATATAAAAGAGAAATTGAGTATGAATATTGTATTCTTGATAGTAGGCTAAAAGCAAAAGAAAAAGAACTAATTAAGAGATTAAAGCAAAGTTAGGAGGGTACTAATGAATAAGAAAGATTTAGAGCAAGTTGTTGCGTTAAAGAACGAAATAAAAGACATAGAGAGAAGATTACAGAACAATAATATAAGTAGTACAGTAGCAGATAGCGTCAAAGGCAGTTCAAGTAGTTTTCCTTATACAGAATGCCATAAAATAATACGAGGAGTAGACTACAAAAAACAAATGAGAGATAGCCGTTACAGAAAAATGATTATCAGCAAGAAGAAAAAAATAGAAAAGCTACTTAGACAAATCGAGTACGATTTAAACTACATAGAAGATAGTGAGATTAGGCAAATAATAAGGTACAAGTATTTTGACAACTTTAGCTGGATAAAGATTATGCATTTAATGAATTATAAGTCTGAAGAAAAAGCAAGGATTAAATTAAAAAGATTTTTTGAAAAAAATTAAAATTGTACGTTTTGTACGGTTTTAAAGTGCTAAAATGTTAGTAAGTAAAAAAAGTAGTTATTCATAAATATGGATAAGCCCATAACTACTAAGTTGTTTATATCGTGTGTGAAAGCTAGAGTAATCTAGCTTTTTATATTGCAAAATTCATATAGATGTAATATAATTCAAAATATGATTTTGCTAAAAATTGGCATAATAAAATTAGTTGAGTTTACTTTATGGGTACTTCTACTACTTATAGACTGGAAATCAACAATAGTTTCTACAATAAAAGATGCAGTCGCTAAGAAAGGAGAAATGCTTATGAAGAAAAACAATTTTGGAAGGTACTCTGCTTGTATAAAAATAATGGAAGCCTAATTGAGTAAACTAACAATCGTTTATTATGTCATTTTAGATTCAGAGTATATGGTTCGAATCCATACTTCCAACTAGCAAAGAGCTTACAAAATAGTAGGCTCTTTTATTATGCAAGAAAGGAAAAATACAATATGAAAATAATGATAAGTCAGCCAATGAAAGGCAAGACAAATGAACAAATCAGAGAAGAAAGAGCAGAATTAGTAGAGAAATTGAAAGTAGAAGGACATGAAGTTATAGATACAGTATTCGATGATTTTCCAGAAGGTAAAGCTACACCAATACATTATTTAGCAAAGTCAATAGAATTTATAGCAAATGTTGATGGTGTTGTATTTATGCCTGGTTGGGAAAATGCAAGAGGTTGCAAGATAGAACATCAAATAGCAAAAGAATATGGAAAATGGGTAATGGAGGTTCATTAATATGGGAAGTAAGGAATTTATTAAAAAATGTAAAGAAATAGTGAAACAATATGCAATGGAACATTTGGATACGAGTGATGATATACCAGAATTTGAAGTGTTTGATGTTTGGTATTGTAAAACACTTCAAAATCATAAAGCATTATTAAGTACAACATTACCCGATGGAATGTATTATGAATTGACATACAATGGGGATAAAAAAGAGTTATATTTTGATGCATATAAAAAGTTTGAAAACAAATGTATAAAAATAGATTAAATTAGTTATTAACAATACTAGATAAGTTAATATATAGGCTTAGAGCCTCCTTGAAATTTCTTTAGATTAAAAGAGCAATTCTAGTTAAGCTCATATAAGCAGTACGAAGTATGTAAAAATATATATAGCAGAGTGAAAAAAGTAATCTATATTGTAGATGAAGTGCAAGTCACTTAGTTCTAGGGTGCAATTATATATAACTTACATATTTCGTAGTGTTTATAACAAAGGAGAAAAGTTATGGAGTTATGTGAAACTTGTAAAAACAATAACTGCAGTAAGAAAATAATCATAAAAGAAGAAAGCAAAATTAAAACAATCAAATGTTTGGAGTACGAAAAAGACAAAGACAAAATCAAGGGCTATATTAAGCCAAAAGAGAAAACAGCAAAAATAGAAAAGAGTGTTATGGGATTGTACAACCCAAGTTGGAATTAAAAAAGAAGGTGATTAGATGGCAAAAGGAAAGAAAACAGACAATGAAACTATATATAAAATAATGGTAAATATGTTTAGTACAAATAATTTTAGTGAGACTGGTAGGCAATTAGGAATAGCAACAACGACGGTAGAGAAAATATATAAAGAAAATAAAGAAAAGCCAGAATTTGTAAAACTATGTAATAAAAAGAAAGAAGAATTTGCAGACAAGGCTAGCATAATAATAGATAAAGCCTTAAAAAGGTTAGAAGAAGCATTAGACGATAAGGAAGATAAAATACCAGTTAATAATTTGTCAACAGTAATAGGAACATTATACGATAAAAGAGCATTAGCCAAAGGAGATAGCACGTCAAATACAGAATTAAGTATAAAAATGGACGAAAAAGTAGAGGAGTTATCTAAATAATGGAATATAAAGTACCAAACTTATATCCAAAACAAGAGGAATTTTGTAAGAGTAAAGCAAAATATACATGCTATGGTGGAGCAAGAGGCGGAGGAAAGAGTTTCGTAGCCAGAGTAAAAGCAATACTACTCGCTTTATATTATCCTGGAATACAAATATTACTTTTAAGAAGAACATTGAATGAATTAAGAGAAAATCATGTAATGCCTTTACAAAAAGAACTAAAATGCAAACAAAATGAGAAGATAGCACAATATAGGTCGCAAGAAAAGGTATTTGATTTTCCTAATAGTAGTAGAATTGTATTAGGATACTGTGATAATGAGGCGGATGTACTTCAATATCAAGGACAAGCTTATGAAGCAATATTTATGGAAGAAGCAACACATTTTACAGAGTTTCAATTTAACTGTTTGAAAGAAAGCAACAGATTGTCAGGGCAATGTAAAAAGCAAATCAAGCCTAGAATGTACTTAACATGTAATCCTGGTGGAGTTGGACATGCATGGGTTAAGAGATTATTTATTGATAGGGACTATACAGATAACGAAAATCCTGAAGAATATAATTTTATACCTGCGTTAGTATATGAAAACGAATATATTATGAAAAATGATCCTGACTATGTAAAAGCATTAGAGAGTTTACCAGAAGATAGAAAAAAGGCAATGCTTTATGGCGATTGGGATATATTTGAAGGACAATTCTTTACAGAATTTAAAAGAGATATAAATGTAATAGAACCATTTGAAATACCAAAAGACTGGTATATCTATTTTGTTATGGACTATGGACTAGACAAACTGGCTGGTTACTGGATAGCAGTAGACTATAACAATAATGCTTATGTGTTTAGAGAGGTCTACGAAAGTAATTTATTAGTATCACAAGCTAGAGATAAAATAAAAGAAATGACAAACGAATCAATATATTTGTATTTAGCACCACCAGATTTATGGAATAGGCACAAAGAAACGGGAAAAAGCACAGCAGATATATTTGAAGAGGGAGACATAACACTATATAAAACAAACAATGATAGAATACAAGGTTGGTTACAAATGAAAGAATGGCTAAAACCATACAAAGATGAACAAGGTTGTATGACAGCTAAATTAAAGATATTTAATAATTGTAAGAACTTAATAAGATGTTTGCCACAAGTGCAACACGATGAGAAAAGAATTGGAGATATAGCAAACGAACCACATGAGTTAACACACTCTGTGGATGCAATAAGAGGTTTTTGTGTTTATTGGACACAAGAGCCTATTTTTATGCCAAAAAAACAAGAGTTACCTTTTGAATTACAAACAGAAGAGGAGGATGAAGATATATGGTATTAATAGCAGTAGTAGTAGGTTATGTGTTAGGAATAGCACCATTTATATACAAAACAATTGTTGAGAAAACAGACAAGAAAGAAGCAACAGAAAAACAAGCATCAGCAGAACAGATTTTCAATGAATGGCTAAACGGTCCAGAAAAAACAAATCAAGAAACAAATATATATGACGAGTATATGACTGGAGAAGTGAAAGGAGAGTAACGATGACTAGAGAAGAATTAGCAAGTAAAATATGGAACGACTGGGAACAAGGTTTAGCTTATCAAAAGAAATTGAGATTAAAAGAAACTTGTGAACAAAACGTAGATTTCTTTGAAGGAAGGCAATGGCCACAAGCAACTGAGAAAACAAAAAATATGCCAAGGCCGGTAATCAACATTATAAAATATATAGTAAATGGTAAAAAAGCAAATATCCTATCGAGTAAAATATCAACAATATATAAACCATTAGTATATAGTCAAGATCAGTCAGACATAGCAACTAAGGGAGCTAGTGCTTTTACTAGTTTTGCTAATCATATTAGAAAGGAAATCAAACAAGAAGACTTAGACGACAGAGCAATATTAGATGGACTTAAAAAAGGAACTTATGTGTTTCATTATTTTTGGGATAGAGAAAGCACAACTGGAATGGCAAAATTTAATGGTGGGCTAAATGGTCAAATAATAGACTGTCTAAATATTGTATTTGCTAATCCAAAGCAAAAAGACGAGCAAAAACAAAAGTGGATTATTATTCAAAGTCGAGAGAATGTACAAACACTTAAAAAGATAGCAGAGAAAAATGGAATAAGCAAAACAGAAATAGAACTAATAACATCTGATGACGACAGCGAGAGAAATTACGATTATGAAGAGCAAGACGGAGAAGAATATGCGACAGTGCTTACACGATATTTTAGAAAAAATGGGGAAGTATATTATATTAAAAGTTGTAAAAATATGATAGTACAACCTGAAACACCATTAACGCCAGATGCGACAAAAGTTAAGTTAGATATAGATGAAGAAGATAAGACGAACGAAGACAACGAAGCAGTTGATATAGATAAACCAGAACATTCTCAATATAAGATGTCATTATATCCTATTGTGGTAGGAAACCACGAGGAAAGAGAAAAAAGCATTTATGGTATAGGAGAAGTAGAACAACTTATCCCTACGCAAAAAGCTATTAACTTTAACTATGCAATGATGCAAATGGCATCTCAAAATATGGGATTTCCGAAAGTTATATTACATCCAAGAGCGTTACAAGGCAAAACGATAACAAATAAACCAGGAGAAGTAATAACAGATTATAGCCCAATGTTTAATGGAATTAAGTACTTAAATCCACCAGCGTTTAGTAGTATGCCTATAACCATATCAGACAAGCTATTGGAAGTAACAAGAGTTGTTACAGGAGCAACAGAAGTTGCAAATGGAGAAGTGTTAGGCAAGAATATGAGTGGTAGTGCTATAGTAGCACTACAAACACAAGCTAAAGTACCTATTGAAGATATTCAAAAGAGATTTTGGAGAGTACACGAAAAAATAGCAAGAGTATGGGAGCAATTCTTTAAGGCTTATTATAATTTTGATACGGAGTATATGGTAGAAGAAGATAACAATGCAGAAACCAATGTGTTTAATGGAGCGATGTATAGAGATATAGACTTTGAAACAACTGTAGACGTTGGACCAGGAAGTGCATATAGTGAGAGTCTGTCAATCAATTTATTGGAACAAGCGTTACAAAGAGGGGATATAACATTTGATGATTATATAGATTTATATCCAGAAACAGCAATGCCATTTAAGGCTAAACTAAAAGAAATAAGAAAGAAACAATTATTGCCACCTGAGATAAGTCAGAAGATAGCACAAAATCCACAAATATTACAGTATGTGATGCAAATAATTCAACAAGCAGAAACACCAGTATCTGCAAATGCAGGGCAATAAACAATGATATAAACAGTAACTCTCTACAGAGTTATTTTTTTATATAAATTCGCAGTGAATAGCGTAAAAATCTCATAATAGAAAGGATACTTATGGAAGAAGAAGTAAATGAAAGCGCAAACAATCTTGAAGTCGCTGAACAAGAAGAAGTGGTTGAAAATACTGCTAATGAAACTGAAACTACTGAGCAAGTTTCTGAACAAGTTACAGAGCAAGTAGAAGAGGTAGAAGAGCAAGAAGAACAAGAGACAGAAAAGCAATCTAATGAAGAAAATGCAAAATATGCAAGTATTCGTAGAAAAGTTCAAGAAGATGCTAAAAAGCAGATTGAGCAAGCAAGAAAAGAAGCGTATGAGCAAGGCTTGAATCAAGGTAAGGTACAATCGTATATAGGAAGAAATAATCCTTATACAGGTCAAACCATTAAAGACGAATACGATGTACAAGAATACCTAGATATGTATGAATTAGATTCAAAAGGAGAAGATCCTATAACAGGCTATAGAGAACTTCAAAAGGACAAAGCTAGAAAAGAAGCTGAAGCAAAAATAAAAGCTGAAGAACAAAGCAAACAAGAGATTTGGTATCAAAATGATACTAAAGATTTTGTTGATAAATATTCAGTTGAGAAGCTACAAGAGCTTACTAAAGACGAGGACTTTAATAGTTTTGCAAATGGAAAGATAGGTACTGTGCCACTAGCACAAATATATGAAGACTATCAAAAATTCATAAGCAAGTTTGAAAAGAAATCAGTTGATACAGCAAAGCAAATTGTAGCTAATAATTCGACTACACCAGGTGCAATTGAAGATACAGAAGTTCAAGACCTAGACTGGAACAGTATGTCGAATGAACAATTTGAGAAATATATTCAAAAAGCCAAAGACGGCGAGTTAAAATAGTTACTTACAAGATAAGTAGCTATTTTTTAATGCCAAAAAATTAAAAATAAGGGAGGAAATTAAAATGGCTACAAAAACACAAGTTATAACAAATGTAACAAACCAAAATCAATTATCAGCAGAGGATAAGACTTTTTATGAGAAAACACTATTAACAAGATTATTACCACAACTAAACTTTTATAAGGATGCAATGAAGAAAAAATTACCTAAAAATTCAGGCAGAACAATGAATTTTAGAAAATTTAATTCATTAACTGCACCAACATCTTCTTTAACAGAAGGTAAAACACCAGACGGAAACAACTTAAATATTACAACAGTAACAGCAACTGTTGCACAAGAAGGCGACTTCGTAGAATTTTCTGACTTAATTCAAATGACAGGTATTGACCCTGTTATTACTGAAACCTCAGAATTACTTGGAGAAGAAGCAGGAAATGTTGTCGATACTCGTATTCAAACAGCGATTGCTGGAGGCACAAATGTGTATTTTGCTGGAAGTGCAACAACAAGAGCAGGATTAGAATCTGCTACAACTAAAAATTTAACTGCAGAAGACATCAAAAAAATTGTAAGAAAATTAAAAAATGCAAATGCTAAAAGATTTGCAGATGGCTTCTATCACATGCAAGTTGACCCAGACATCGCTTATGATTTAATGAGTGATAGTTCATGGGTTGATGTTTCTAAATATGCAAAACCAGAACAAATGGTTAAAGGCGAACTTGGAAAAATGCATGGTATGAAATTCTTTGAGACAACTAACTTATCTGTTGTTAATAGTTCAGCAGAGAGCACAAAGATAGCTGTACATATTGCGTACGCATATGGAAAAGATGCTTATGCATGTGTTGACCTAGAAGGTGGAGCAGGAAAGCCTGAAATTATAGTAAAACCTAACGGTTCTGCAGGTACTTCAGATCCATTAAACCAAAGAGCAAGTGTTGGTTGGAAAAACTGTTTTACAGCTGTTATTACTCAACCTCTTGCTTTAGTAAGAGTTGAAACAGGTGTAAAAGCCTAACACAGGGGCGTAAAAGCCCCTTCATTTTTATAAAACAGAAAAAGAGAATAAGAAAGGTGGAGAAAAAATGGCTACTAAAAAAATTGAACAAGAAATAAAGAAAACAGAAAAAGAGAATAAGAACGAAGAAACAATTAAAATATTGATTCCGATAGATAAATTAAACCCACAGGATAAAGAAATCATTGTAGGTATTAATGAAAAATATGCAAAAATAGTAAGAGGCGAAGAAACTGATGTAACAAGACCAGTTTTTGAGCAATTAAGAAATGCAGGGCTAGTATAATCTAGCCTAATATATCACTTTAAAAGGAATAAGCTAGTTCGATTCTAGCAGAAGTGGAGGAAAATATGACTTGGGGAGAAATACAAATAATATCACTACAAAAGATGTTCGCAAAAGATGAGCCTATAACTGTAAACAATTTGACAGAATTAAGAAATGATGATGACTGTAAATGGTACTTGAGTGCTATGCCAGCAGTCGCAAATGAAGCAATACAAAGAATAAAACCATATGTAATGAACTTGTACAAGTATGACGAAGAAAATAAAAAATATAATAAAACGAGTATTACAAAAATAGACAGTACAACAAAAGATGCTTACGAAATAGAACTACCAGAAGAAGCTTGTGTGCTAATTCCTTTATATATTGCTAGTCAATTATATAAAGATGATGATATATCACAGGCGACTGCATACAGAAATGAATTTGAAGTAGGATTACAAGATTTATATATCAATGTAGAAAATCAAGAAAGTATAGAAGAGGTATATTAGTATGGCAAACTTTAACGTTCCTTCAAGTCCAACAACATACGAAGCAAATTTAACAGGATTTTTGGGTGTAGATTTCAGCTCTTCAATATCAGATATAGATAAAAGAAGAAGTCCTAGAGGATATAATTTTATAAATAACAATGGAACAATAGAAAAGAGAAACGGATATAAAGTGTTAGCTTACTTGGGACAAAAAGCTAACATTAATGGAATATGGAATGTAGATACTGTGTCGGGAGAATTTTTTATTGTGCATTGTGGTACTAAACTATATGAAATGAAAACAGACTTCAGTAGCTATACAGAAATATTAACAGGATTAGCGAATACTATATCGCAAGGAGTTATAATTAACTCAAAATTGCTTATTTTAGATGGGAATAGAGCAGTAGTATATGATTTATTAGAAAGTACTAATAAAGTTAAATATTTAGATGAAATGGGATATATTCCTACAACACGAATAGCAAGAGCTCCTAATGGATTAGCAAGTCAAATTTATGAGCAAGTAAATTTAATGTCAGACAGTAGAATCAATTTATTTACAAGTACAGAAACTGATACAACATATCAATTAGACGATACAGATATAACATCTGTAGAATTAGTAGAAGTTTTGAATGAAAATGCTGAATGGGTTATAAAAAAAGTAAATGATGGAGATTATAGGGTAGATTTAAGTAAAGGACAAGTTATATTTAGTTCAGCAGTTGGAAAACCAGTAATAGATAATAAAGATAATGTAAGAATTAAATATAAAAAAATAATTGAGAGCAATAAAGCTCAAATTAACAAATGCAATATGATGCTCCTCTATGGATATGCAGGAGCCAACAATAGGGTATTTATGGCAGGAAACCCAGATTTGCCAAATATAATAAGTTATTCGCATATTAATAACATTACTTATATACCAGCAGACAATACAATTGTAGCAGGTTTAGAAGTTGTACCACTAACAGGATTAGTTAGATTGAACGATGGGAAAATGGCAGCATTAAAAGATGTATCAGATACAGATGCGACATTGTTTAGAATAGGATACGCAACATTTAATAGTGAAGAAAAGTTTAACATTGAAGGCAGTGTAAAAGGTGAGGGAAATATAAGCAATTACGCACATGATACATTAATAAATGAACCTTTGATACTAACATCTAATGGGGTATTTGCATTAAATACAGCAACTTTAACAGATGAAATATATGTATATCATAAGAGTTACTACATTGATACAAAATTGAAGCAAGAACCTAATTTAAAGAACGCAGTAGGAATATCAAATGACGGAAAATATTATTTAGCAATTAACGACCATGTTTATGTAGCAGACAGTAGATTCAAAACGACTAATAGTAATTCAAAATATAGTAATTATCAATACGAATGGTTTTATTGGACTAATTTACCAGTTAAAATATGGTTTGTATGGAATAATGAATTGTATTTTGGAGATAAATACGGAAATATATGTAAGTTTAGAGATAATAGCGATGAAAATAGATTTAAAGATAATACAAAAAATGTAGAAGCGGAATGGAACTCTGTTATATTAGATTTAAATAATATAGCCAACAAGAAGAATATAAAAAGGGTTGCTATATCAAGTAACCCTACAAATTCACAATTAGATATAGGATATAGATTAAGAAATGGAGACAAACAAGTGTTATCTAAAGTATATGCAAATTCAACATATCCAAAAACAACAATAATAAGAAAGAAAGCTAAAAAACTTTCTTTCTTTTCTTTATATATAGAAAACAAAGAAACAACGAATATGAATTTTAATTCTATATTCGTTGTTTACACAGTAGGAAGTTATTATAAAGGAGATTAAGATGGGAGAGCCTAAATATGATGAAGATTCAGTTAATCTAGGATATCTAAATAAAAGGTTATCAAGTGCTGAAGAGAAAATTAGTTCTCAGTATGAAAATGTTAGCAGAAACTATGGTTCAAAACCTAATCCTCCATATTATAAAGGAGATACCTGGATAGATGGAAATATAGTCTATACTTGTATAAATACAAGAACAATAGGATTATATAATGACGAAGATTGGACAACAGAAAGTGGAGCAAAAGAAGAAGCAAAAACTAAGAATAAAACTTATCTAACAAAGCCAGAAAACTATAATGCAGGAGATATGTGGATTTTACAATCTGATACAGACCACCCGGAAGGAAAGAGAGGAGAGATATTAGTTACTACTGTTGGAAGAAAGGGCTACGAAGAAAGCGACTGGAAGAAGAAAGTATCATATAGCACTATTGATTATGTAGATTCTATGAAAGAAGAAATAGACAATAATTTCAATGATATAACGGAGAGGACGGTTGAAATATCCACAAATTTAGGACAAATATCTTCACAAGTAACTGAAACGACAACTAGACTAAACAATGACTATCTAACGGCCGAACAAATCGAAGCCGAAAACCAGACACTAAAAGACGATATAGATATTATAAAACAGCAACAAACGACAGTAACAACTACTGCACAAGGTTTGCAAGTGCAAATAGACCAAATAAACAATGAGGGTGTTAAGTCCGTAAAGAATACAACTGTTGATATAAATGAAGCTGGCGTTAGCGTAGGTAAATCAGATAGTGAATTTAGCACAACAATGAACAATACTGGTACTTATATGTATGCATACGGAAAACAGATAGCGAAATACGACAAAGATGGTATGGAAACAGCGGACTTAAAAGCAACAGGTGAAGTGGAAATGGGGTATCTAAAACTTATGAAAACAACTGTAAATAGTGAGAAAAGAACTCATATTCACTGGATAGGAGGATAAGATGGCAATAATTAGTTTCAATGGAGATATAGGAACTCCGTCAAAGGGATTTAATTTAAAAATAGATGTAACCTATTCACAGGACATAGCAACAAATAAAACAACAATAACAAGTGCTAAAGGCTATGTTAAGAGAAACAATAGCACATATTACCCATACAATACAACATCAAGTGCAGTATTTACAGTAAAAAACACAAACGGAAGTCAATTATATTCAACAACTAAAAATCCTAAATATGATTTAGGCTCCAATGGGTATAAATCAGTATTGAATATAAGTCCAAATGCAGAAATTTCGCATTCAGCAGATGGCAAAAAAACAATTGTTATAACATTTTCTTTCGATGGAAAATTGAGTAGTTATTATCCAAATGGAACAATAAGCAAGACAGTAGAATTGCCAACAATAGCACGAAAAAGTTCTGTAACTTGCGCAGATGGCAATATAGGAAGTGCAACTACAATAAATATTAACAGAGCAAGTTCAACATTTACTCATACACTTGAATATAATTTTCTAGGATTAACAGGAACAATTGCTACTAAAACAGCTAACACAAGCATAGGATGGACAATTCCAACATCTTTTTATGCAAAAATACCAAATGCAAATTCAGGAAAAGGAACAATAACTTGTAGCACATATTCAGGAAATACACTAATTGGCACATCAACTTGTACTTTCAATGCCTTTGTTGTAAATAGTAATCCAACGATTACTGGTACAGTAGAAGATACAAATACTTCAGCAATAACTGCAACAGGAGATAAAAATAAACTAATTAGATATATATCAAATGCAAAAGTAGTTATAACGGCAACAGCTAAGAATAGTGCGACAATTTCTTCAGTAAAAGTTGTAAATGGTAGTCAAACCAAAACAACAACAACGTCAACAATAAACTCGGTTGATAGTGGCACATTTAGTCTAAGTTGTATTGATAGTAGGGGATTAACAGCAAGTGCAACAGTAGCTAAAACATTAGTAGAATATATTAAGCCTGTCATAACAGGTGTGACATTGACTAGACCAAGCACTACATCGAATACGATAAATGCAAGCGTCCAAGGTTTATGCTACAATGGAAGTTTTGGTGTGAAAACCAATAGTTTCGAATTAAAATGGCGATATAAGAAGTCGACTGAAACAACTTGGAGTTCCTATACGGTAGTAACAGCAACAAGAACTGGCAACAACTTTACTTTTTCAGGAGAACTAGGAACAGATTTCAGCTATACAGAAGCATTTAATTTTGAATTTGTGTTAAGCGATTACTTTATGAGTAACACATATAGCACTACTGTTACAAGAGGTTTACCAATTATTGATATAGGTGAAAATGATGTAAATATAAATGGAGATATTTTATGTAGGGGACAAAAAATCCCTCTTATATATAAATATACAGTTAATTTAAGTAATTTAGACCAGAATACTTATTACCCTGTTGTTGGATATGGTTTACCTAAAGGTGGTATGAGTCATTTAAGACTTGCAGTAGAATTAAATTCTAGAACAAAACCATCTTGGAGTACACATAGTGAAGGATTTAGCTGTAATTTAGATTTATTAAATGAACCAGCAGGTTGGGGAACGACAAACGGACAGGGGATTATATTAGAAAATAATTTTAAATTCACTAATACTATGCCTGTAAGTTATCAACAATTAGGAAATAGTAGCAGACCCGTATTTTGGTGTAGAGGTGGAGGACAATATTATATTTGGACTGATTATGATGAAACTTGGACCATATATACTTCTAGCGTTACATTTAAGGGACAAACTGTTACACCACAGTCAACACTTTCAAACCTTCAGCTTATATCTTATTCTACAATTCAAGCCAATATACAATCCCCAGAAGTTATAAATGTTATAAGACCTGGAGCAGAAGCTGTATGTGGTGTAGGTACAAGTTGGGCAAATAGAATGTATATGTTTGCAAATAGTAGTGGAAGGGGTATATATGATAATGCCTTTGGTCTTGTATTTTCAGTATCAAGTAATTCCGACACAGGTAAGGTTTTTAACGGAATTGCTAATAGAGCCTATAATGATGAAGATGGAAATAAGATTAAACACACAGTTGCTTATTCAAATGCATCTGGAACTTCTGGAACAGTAACATTGTTAGCAAGTGCAGCAAACTATAAAAATATAAGAATATCTTATAAAAATGATGATGGGCAATATGGTTCAACTACTTTTTCGGGTGTTTCTAATGCTAATTGTACTACCTATGGAACTATTGTCAGAAAAAATAGTAGTGATTCATGGATAATGCTAAATTCTGCCTTGTTTGTAGTAAATAGCACAACAATAACAATATCAAGAAATACACAGGCAAATATTAAATTTGGTAGTGCAAATACTACTGACCCAAACAAATTATATATAACAAAAGTAGAAGTATGGAGTTAAGGAGGAAAATATATGGGATTAAAAAAAGAAATAACATTAGATAATGGAGTAAGTGTAAATTATCACAGAATAGTTAGTATAAATAATATAACTAATGTATCTACTATAATTGAAGTAGCATCTTATACATCAGAGGAAAAAAGACAAGAAGAAAAAACAGCTATTGAAAATGCAGAACCTATGAATATATACATAGACACAGATTACATCAATAAAGAATATGAAGAAAATTTCAAAATAGAACAAGCATATGCCTACTTAAAGACAATTGATAAGTTTAAGGATTCGGAGGATATATAGATGGGAGAAATAAGCAATGTAATAATTCTAATAGCATCAATAATAACTGCTGTAACAACAATTATTGTAGCAATACAAAAAATATTAAAAAAGACCTTTGAACCGATAAATAAGAAAATTGACAATATTGATTTAGGACAAGCAAGAAATTATTTAGTTGATTTTTTAGCAGATATAGAGGCTGGAGTTAAAAAAGACGAATGCCAAATTGAAAGAGCATATGAGTTGTATGACCACTATACTAAAGATTTAGGTGGCAACAGTTACATACATTCTAAATGGGGAAAAATTATGAAAGAAAGAAAGGTGGATTAATATGTGGGAAAAGTTAGCCAAACTTATTAATGTAAAAAGTATAGTTACATTAGCATTAACAATAGTAGTAGCAATACTTGCTTTAAAAGGAAATTTCGATATAAAAGAAATTTATTTAATGATAATAGCTTTTTACTTTGGAACACAACTTAAAGAAAATAAGGAGGAAAAATAAATGGAAGATGAAGAATTTGAAGTAATGAAACTTGTAAAAGAACCTACAGAGGAAATTTTTGAAGAGATAAAAGATGAAATCGAGGTGACAGAAGATGAGTAGAGTCTTTAAAAATAAAGGCAATGTAATCACACAAGCATTTAAAAAAGGAGTTCACAATGGAATTGATTTAGTTGGCACAGGTTATACATTAGATTATATTACAGCACACTCAGAAGGAACGGTCGTAGCTGTCAGAAATAATTATAAAACAAACGATAAATATGGGAGCTCTTATGGTAATTATGTAAAAATTAAGCATAATGGATATTACACACTATATGCACACATGAAATATAATAGTGTAACAGTTAAAGTAGGACAAAAAGTATCAAGAGGACAGATTATTGGTCGTATGGGAAATACTGGTCATAGTTTTGGAGCACATTTACATTTTGAAGTAAGAGATAAAAACGATAACTTTATAAATCCTACAGCATATATAAATGCAGATTTACCAACAAATGATAATCCAGTTGAACCAGACTACACAGGAGTAATCACTTATCAGGCATACACAAATGAATGGCTACCAGAAGTAAACAAGTGTGACAATACAAATGAAGGTTATGCAGGCATATATGGCAAAGCGATTAGTGGATTAAGAGCTAAACCAGAATACGGAGAAATAACAGTTCAAGCACATATTAAAAATGGAAGTTGGTTAGATAAGGTAAGTTCTAAAAACTATAAGAAAAATGATAAAAGTAATTCAGATTCTTACGCTGGAATTTATGGACAGCCTATTGATTGCATAAAAATCAAATCTACAAAAGGTCATGTAACATATCGTGTTAAAACTGCTGAAGATGGTTGGTTGCCTTATGTAGATAGTAGAACTGAGCAAGGAACTGAGAGCTATGCTGGAATTTACGGGCATACAATTATTGGTATTCAAATGAAATAAGAGCTAGGCTAATACCTAGCTCATTTTTTAGGAGGGAAAGATGTCAACATATAAAATAAAAAGTGGCGATACATTAAGTGGAATAGCACAAAAATATAATACAAGTGTAAGTACTCTTATGGGACTAAACCCATATATAAAAAATGCTAACTTGATATATACGGGAAATACGTTGAAATTACCAGGACAAACAAATACAGTTAAAACTACTGGAACTACAGTTGCTACACAACCGACACAAACAACTCAGGCTCAGCCCACTCAACCTACAAAAACAACACAACAGTTAGCAGAAGCTTATGCAAATAAAGCTACATCAAATGTTGGAAATGATTCACAAGCATTACTAGCACAATACGAAAAAATAGCAGAAAGTAGAAAAAATGCATTAACAAACCAACAACAAATAGCAACAAATCAAATAAATGCACAAAAAGACGATGTGATGCAATCATACAATGATAATGCTAGACAAGCATACATTAATTCTATGCTAGCAAAAAAATCAATGGAACAACAATTGTCGCAAGCAGGTTTAGATAAAACAGGAACTGTGGGAAGTGCATATGCAAACATTGAGAATGCTTATGGCAATAATTTAGCTTCATTGCAAGCCAATAGAGATAAATCAATTCAAAATATAAATCAAGAATTAAATAATACACAATTACAATACATGGCAAAAGAAAACGAATTGCTAGCTGATATTGAAAATGCAAAACTAGAGTTACAAAAATATAACAATGAATTATCTTATAACAGATATCAAGATGCGCTAAAGAATTACATGAATTTTGCAAATTATGATTACACAAAAGCAATGAACGATAGAGATTATAACTACAAAGTAGGTAGGGACAAAGTTTCAGACAGTCAATGGCAAAAGGAATTTGATTTAGCACTAAAACAATATGAGCTTTCAAAAAAAAAATCTAGTAGCTCGGGTAGTTCAAGAAGCTCAAGCAGTTCGAAAAAAAGTAGTAGCTCTAATACTAAAACTTTTGGAGATAGTGCTAAAGCGAATGCTGAAACTACCCAAAATATAACATTACAAGATATTATTAAAGGACTAAAAACACTTTCGGGTCCTGGCATCAGTAAAAATATTTATGATAAGTATTCCGGAAAATATTTCAGTTCTCCAGAAGAAGTAATTCAATACTGGAGTAAACAATAGGAGGAAGTTATGGCAATAAAATTTAAATTGTCAGATGAAGAAAAGAAAAAAATAAATAAAATAGCAACTGCAATGGAAGAAGAAAAACAAACAACAAGAGATACATCAAGCTCTCAAGAGTCACCGACAGCAAGTTCTAAAATGAAAAGAAAAGATGATCAAAAAATATATGAATTACCAAAAGCAGGTTTTATTGCAAATTCAAGAAGAACAGGAGAGATAAGCAATCCTTTTAGTGATTCAAGATTGATAAATACATTAAAAAAAGAAAACGAAACATTAAAAACTGCAAAAGAGGATTTGCAACCACTTGGAGAATCTTCAATATCCTCTCAAACCTACGAAGATATGAAGTCAAATGATCCTAAAGTAAGTTTTCCAGCAAAAACCAGATATTTAATAGATACTGCTAAAGGAGCGATAACTGGTTGGGGAAAATCTATTGGACAATATCTGCAAACATCAGTTGCAGACGATAATCAAAGGGTATTAGATAACAAGATTTTAGCTAAATTTACAGATGAAAATGGAAGAAAAAGATTGGAAGAAACTAACAAGAATTTAGTAGAACAGATAAGAAAGACTCAAGCTGATAAAAATGCTGATGCAATAGCAAGTCAAGAACTTTCTCCAACAATGCAGACATTAGGGAATATTAGTCGAAATTTAGGTAATATGGCCCCAACTATGGCATTGAATGCACTAATGCCAGGAACAGGAAATGTAGCAATGTTTATGTCTTCTTCAGGAGATGCTTCGGGAGAAGGACTATTAAAGGAAAATAACATCCAAAAAGCAAAACTTGCCGGAGATTTAAAAGGAGCTATTGAGGTAGGTGCAGAAAAGCTAACTGGTGGAATTAAGTTCTTGCCAAAAGGGACTTTGGATAATACAGCAGTTAACTTCATTTCAAAAAATATTAAATCAAAAGTTGGTCAAAAAATAGCAAGTAAAGGCTATGAAGTAGGTGGCGAAGTATTAGAAGAAGTATTAACGGATATAGGTCAAAACACAGTTGACAAATTTATGTATCAAGATGATGGTAAAGTAGTGGACTTTGACCAATTAAAAGAAACTGCAAAAATAACAGTATTAACAACATTGGCATTAAATGCTTTAGGTTTAGGTGGAAGTACATATAAAGAAGTACAACAACAAAACAAGACAAATGAAGTAAATTCAAGAATAAACGAGGCTCAAAAAGTAATAAATGGAGATGGATATATAACACAAGAGCAACAAACAAGTAGCAATACAAATGTAGAACAAAATTCTTTGCCAACAGTAAACACAGAAAACACATATTCAAATCAATTGAAACAAATGGCAAGTAAAGAAATAACAAATAGTAATATATCAGAAGATTATAAAAGTATGATGTTAGATGTATTAAACAATATGAATGAAGTATCAGATGCGGATGTTAGTTCAATAAGGCAAAATATTAACTCTTTAGAAGATGCAAATAGATTAGACACAAAAATAGATTCTAAAAATGATCAAACAAGAAGAAAGAAGTATATGCAGTATAAGAATGATACTAATACCTATGATTCAACAGAGGTAAATGAAGTATTAGATATGACACCTACTAACAGAAATGGAAGAAGAACTGTAAAGCAATGGTTGACTGTTGCAGACGAGATTGGCAAGAGAATAGCTAACAAAAGCAATGCAGAGATAAAGCAAATTGCATATAAAAGTTGGTTTGATATAGAGCCAAGTAAAAGTATAACACAATATGATAGTCAATCAAAAACATCAGTGGCTTTTCAGAAATTTACATCAGACGAGTGGGTAAATACAATAAATAATGCTGTAAATAAAACTAGAAGTAGTCAAAATGTCCCAAATAGTATTGAAAAAAATAATATTAAAGAGTATAATAATTTACAATTAGGCGAAACTAAAAATATAAATACTAATGATTTGAGCCAATTGGCTAAAGATGGAGGACATAGAACAACCGAACAAATAGAAAGTTTAAGAGAAAGTATAAGACAGAAAGGGATTGTAGAGCCAATTGAAATATACAGAAAAAATGACGGAACATTTGCTATTGAAAATGGAAATCACAGACTAAAGATTGCAAGTGAATTAGGAATAGAACAAGTTCCGGTAAAGTTAGTTGAAAGCTGGGAAAACCTAGGATTAGTTAAAGATAAAACTGAAACTAATATTTTAAATGAAGGGATTGATAGAAGTGATACAAGTAACAGAATTAGTGAAGCAAATATTGAAAATGATGAGGAAAGCGGGACTGGAAGAAGAAGCGTGTATGACATCAATGACAAATTTAAAAACGGAAGAACAGCAGAAAAAAATGTTGGAATTTCTGAAGGAACACCCAACAGCAACCAACAGACAAGTAATATTAAAAACGAAGGAAATAATAGAAAACAAGGAGTAGATAATTCTACTTCTTTTAATATGAATGAAAGTTCAAAAACACAAGATACCTCTAATGAATTAGAAACTGGCGAGTGGACTAAACAGAAGAAAGAGGGTGAAAAAAGAAGAAAGCATTATGAGTCAATAATAAAAAGTAACTATACAACTGATGAAGCAAAGGCAATTGCTAAAAGTTTAATGGGAACTGATACTTATGTTCCAGAATCCAACTCAAAACAATTAGAATTAGCTGATGACAGAATATCAACAACTGGAGCTGATAGCGAATTAGCGTCTTTACTATCAAGAGCAACTACTGGAGGTACTATAAAAGCTGAAGATATAGCAATAGGAGAAAGGTTAATACAATATTATTCCAAAACTGGTAATAAAACAAAATTGCAGGACGCCATTCAAGCAACAGCAATGGCAGGAACAACAGCTGGTCAAACAGTACAAGCAATGTCTTTGTTGAATCATCAAACTCCAGAAGGTCAAGTAGTGTGGTTGCAAAGGTCAGTAGACAAAATGAACAAAGACTTAAAAAGAACAAGAGGAGAAGATGCGGAACAATTTAAATTGACACCAGAAATGTTAAACAAAATTACTAACTCTGATAACGCTAAAGTACTAGAACAAAACTTAAATGAAGTATATAAAGAGTTAGGACAACAAGTAACAAAAACAACGGCACAAAAAATTGATGCCTGGAGATATTTCTCAATGTTGGCTAATCCTAGAACCCATATAAGAAACATTGTAGGAAATACAGCAATGGGGGGAGTACAAGGAATAAAGAATAAAGTTGCAGGAGGAATAGAAAGTGCGGTAAGCAAAATAAATCCATACATGGAAAGAAATGAAAGAAATCATACCGTAATTCCAGCTAGCAAAGAAGTAAAAGCATTTGCTAAGGCAGATATAGAAAATGTTGTTGACAGACTAGGCTTAAATGAAAATAAATATAATCCCAAAACTAGACTAGAAAATAATATGCGTACATTCAAAAGCGATGCAATGGAAAATACAATTGGAAAAGCGTTTGACTTAAATAATAAAGCACTAGAAGCAGAAGATGGTTGGGGATTAAAAGCAGGTTATGTAAAAGCTCTATCAGAATACATGACTGCAAACAAATTAACTCCAGACACTATAACAGACCAACAGCTAGGAAAAGCAAGAAATTTTGCTATTGAACAGGCAAAGGAAGCTACATTTCATCAAGACAGCCAATTAGCTTCATTGATAAATCAATTATCTAATAAGAATAAATTCTCAAAGTTCGTATTAGATGCTACATTGCCATTCAAGAAGACACCTATAAATGTCGCAAAAGCTGGGCTAGAATATAGTCCAGTTGGTCTAGTAAAGAGTGCAGTATATGATACAGCTCAGTTAAGAAAAGGCAATATTACAGCTAATAAATATATAGACAACATTTCTAAAGGATTAACAGGAACAGGAATAGCATTAGTGGGATATGCTCTTGCAAACTGTGGAGTCTTAAAGGCAACTGGAAGCGATGATGAAGACAAGGAAAAATTTGAAGAAGGAAGAGGCAGTCAAAACTATGCAATAACAATTGGAAACAATACATATTCATTAGACTGGCTTGCTCCATCAGGTATTCCATTATTTATAGGAGCAGAATGTTATGAATTGATGAAAGCACAAAAAGAAAAGAAAACATCTTCTAGTGATGAGGATGAATACTATAACAAAGTAATTAATGCATCAATGAATATTCTAGATTCATTTACTAATGCAATGAACCCAATGACTGAAATGTCTATGCTTAGTGGTTTGACATCTGCACTTAAAAGCTATGATCAAGGAAGTTCAAAAATGTTGGCTGGTATAGGAACAAATTCAATTAAATCATACGTAAATCAATTTATACCAACAGCTTTAGGTCAAATTGCTAAAACAACTGATGAATATGAAAGAAATACTACTTCGACAAAAACAGGTGTATTACCAAAAGCAATAGATACAACAAGAACTCAAATAATGAATAAAATCCCTGGATTAAGACAAAAACTTCCAATAAAAACTGATATATGGGGACAAGAACAGAAACAATCAGATAACATTGCTTTAAGAGCATTGGAAAATGCAGTATTCCCATGGGCAAGAAAAGAATTAAATTCAAACAATGTAGACAAAGAGATTACTAAGGTGTATGAGAACACTGGAGAAAGTTCAGTATTCCCTGATACTATAAACAAGAATCTGACAATAGATAAAAAGAAATATGTTATGACATCAAAAGAATTTGCTAAATATAAAAAACAATTTGGAGAAACTTCATATGAATTATTAAAGAATTTAATAAATTCTGATGGATATAAAAAATTGTCCGATTCTCAAAAGCAATTAGCAATAGAAAAGGTATATAGTTATAGTACAGAACAAATAAAAATTGATTATGCTAGACAAAATTGCTTGAAGAATGAACAGAGTACATTATCACAAGTAACAAATGCTATTAAAAAAGCCGGTGGCAATACTAGCAATTATTTTGAATTTTTAGCTAACACTCAAGGATTAGACAAAGATTCAGAAAAATTAGAGGTTCTTGCCAATAGTAAATACAATGAAAAAACTAAAAAGGCAATATATGAAAATTCACTAGGAAAAAAGGATACAAAATATGATATAGTTAAAGAATCTTTTACAGGCTCGGGCTTAAATATGAGTAAGTACTTGCAATATAAAGCACAAGAATTTAAAGCAGATAAGAAAGACGATGGAACAGTTAATGGAAAGTCGATAACAGGAAGCAAGAAAGACAAAGTATTTGATTATATTGACTCAATAAAAGGAGCTACATACACTCAAAAACTTATTTTATATGCATTAGAATACAAACCAAGTAGTTCTTCAGATAGAGAAATAGTAGAAAATTATGTAAGAAATATGCCAAACAGGACAGTAAAAGAAAAACTAGAAATTATGAGTAAATTTGCAGGGGTAACTGCTTACAAAAATAATTCATATACTTATTAAAAAAAGAAGAAACCTAGACTATTTATTTAGTCTAGGCTCTTCTTTATTATTTATATTTTCTTTTTTAATAAGAGAAATTAAATAATTTATTAAAATTATCAATAGACCAACGCCAAATGTTA